CCGCACTAGAGAAGAAGTGGGAGCAGATGAATGCAGGTTAAACTAGAGCAAGGGTCGCTCGAATGGCACGAGCATAGAGCAAAGTACCGCAATGCGTCAGAGGCTGGCGCAGTCATGGGGGTCAGTCCGTATCAGACTCCCCGTGAACTGTGGGAATCCAAGAACGGCATGGGCAAACCATTCAAAGGTAATGTAGCCACAGACTACGGTACTGCTATGGAACCCAAAGCACTAGCCAAGTTTGAGGAGCTATGGGAAGTAAAGCTAGAGCCAACGGTATTTGTAGATGGAGAGTACAGTGCAAGCCTTGATGGTTCCAATGAATCTATCATGGTCGAGATCAAGTGCCCGTACCAGAAGCAGCAATCTAAACTGTGGCAGACAGCATCAGAGGGAGAGATCCCCGAGCATTACTACTGGCAGATGGTACACCAGCAGATGGTGAGCAAAGCAGAGAGGTGCTACTTCTTTGTGTACATCGACGATAGCAATTACAGAACGATACCTATGCTCCCTAATCAGGGTGACATTGAAGAACTACGCGCAGCTTGGGATGAATTCTACGCCAATCCACCCGAGCCTAAATTTCAGAATAGGGATGATCTAATCCCACTTGCCGAGGAGTACGCTGCACTCAAAGCAGCAGCAGATCAAGCCAATAAGAAACTAAAGGAGATAGAAACCCAGCTAAAGCAATCATGCGAGGTTAGTTCTGTCGCAGGTAATGTGCAGATACAGACCATCAGCAAGAAAGGCACCATCGACTACAAGTCTATTCCTAATATCAAAGAGGTAGATCTGGAGTCATACAGAAAACCAACCACCACTTATCAAAAGGTAACAATTAAATGAGCGAGAAAGAATTTGTAGCAGGGCTGTTTGCCAAGGCACCACATGAACGAGCGCCTGATTTTGTCAAGGCATCATTGAGTATTAAGCGAGCGGATCTAGGTAACTGGTTGCGCGGCAAGAGCGACGAGTGGATCAACATCGACATCAAGCAATCACAGGGCGGCAAGTGGTACGCTGAAGTAAATACCTTTGTACCCAAAGCATCGAACGATGAATCCCATACACCTAAAAAGACTGAGCTTACTGGCAATGAAGTCTATGATGATGTTCCGTTTTGAGGATGTGCAGGAGAAGAGCATGTGATGCAGTACTCCCAGAGGGGGCACATGCTAGTAAACGATACTGTTCTGATGCGTGTTACCAGTTAACGCGCAAAGCATCTCAACGTGCTAGCTGCGATAACGCAACAATGAATCAGGACGATACATGGATGTACAATGAGGCAACCGAGTTGTTGTCTAGGGCTTGGGTCTAGTACGTCCAGACCACGGGAGTAGTGGTGCGGGTATCCACATGTACGAAAGTCTTGTGTATGCCTATGCCACTGAACCCCATCGCCATAGCATTCTTGACTATGACGTAACGCTCGTACCCATCCGTAGTGCCTATGTCCGCAGCAATACCTTGGGCATGCGTTCCTGGCTTGGCCTTCCTCGCCTCGATTGAATGGCTAGGTGATCTGTAACCACTGGTAATCCTAAAGCTAAACCCGCACTCATGACGTAGCGTATCCAGTGAATGAATAAACTCATCTTGCATATCATTCTCGCCAGTTTGTTGGCAGTCGAATTCCTTGCGGGTGAAGTAGCGGAATGTCATTTCTTGTATGCAGTCTTCGCTGAGTCTTTGAATGCCTTGGCAGTAGGTGCGCCCTTCGCTCCAGGCTTCCTCATCTTCTCACCGGATCCACCAGCTATGCGCTTACGCTTGGCTTGAATGTTTGCGTACAATCCTTTCTTTGGTTTCTTCATTACCACTTGACCTTGTTTGACCAGTATGCCGCAGACAGCTTGCCCTTGGCTATGTTTCTAGCATGACGCGCCTTGAATGATGCCCGTCTCTTTCTAGCAGATTCAGATTCACCCTTACTACTAGGTGATCCACTTACACCCTGCTGCCCGAACCGAATGGTCTTGACCTTCCCGCCAGACTTAGCCACTACAACATGGCTTTTAGTAGGATGCTTTGGTGTACGCTTGGGCTTGTTGTACCCTGATACACCTATACGACTTAATAAAGAATCGCTCACTTTCTCATGTCCATAAGTTTCGATGCGCCCTTGATTCCAAACGAACTTGAAATGGCAATAAATAAGAGATATTGGTACCATTCCGGGAGCTCGTCCAGTGTCTGGAACGCTTGCTTAGTACGGTCAACGATTGACATGTCCCCAGCAATGATAGCATAGCCCACCATGAATATCGGTATGGCTAATATTATAGTCCAGAATTCATCCTTGAGGCTGCTGCTCGAGGCATCTGCCATCTTAGCTTCCCAGTTCGCATCGTTCTGGATCACGCTCATCTTGGCCTGATGCTTGGCTTGCTTCTCTTCTGCTCTATTGTTGAGAAACGTCTTGCCGATATCAGCAATAGGCCCGAGCAGTGCAGTGAATATACTCATAGCAATCTCACTTTCTGATCAACTCATTAATGGCTTTCCAGACTTCTATCATCTTCTGTTCGAGAACCTCTAGCCTATTCAGTATACGGCCAATGGTCAGGACAAGGATAAACAGACCAGCAGCAATGGGCCAGCCTGAGACAATGACCTCCCAGACCTCCATTACTTATATCGCTTGACTGTCTTCTGAACCGTATCAGACTCCCATATCCTGAGAGCGAGCCAGACAATTGTAAATAGGCTAGCCACACTTGGAAGCCAACCCGCTAATGTTGCCACAGTACCACCTACCGCTAGTGAATCCATAACTGTTTTAGCTTCCTCTTGCATGCATCACCTATACTAATGACTGCCATTTGGAACCGAATCGAATGGTAATGTTATCTCCACCAGTAAACTCTCCGGTCTTGCAGCCAGCCCGATAGAATAGTAGCTCTGGCTCATACCCTACGTTCTCACTGATAGATGTAAATGTATCTACATCCGTCCAGGTAGCGTTGTCGATGCTACGTTGTACAGTGACGATAGTGCCTGTGTTCAAAGTACCACGGACAGAGAAGTTAAAATCTCCATCAAACCGGAATGAATCGCTGAATGTGTTAGCCGCAGTGATGTTCTTCTCAATTAGCGTAGTCATTATTCAGCCTCCCGAGCAGCAGCGTAAGCAGCCTTCGCTTCGTCTGTGAATACTGTTTTCGCAATTGCTACAACGTCCGCTTCTTCACCAGATAGATCTGCGTCAGGGGTTAGTACATGACGGTGGAATGATCGTGATATTTCTTCGTCATCACGCTTGATGATCGTTGCTTTGCGAACTTGCACCACTGGATAGCCAGCAGCGAGATTCAATACCTCGATCTTGTCGTTCTTTACTTCTTCTGAAAGTGCCATTTTATCTCCTTAGTTTGGACTGTCCACCCTCTAGGGGTATTAAAGGTCTACGATATTCCAAACGAATGAACCGCTTTCGGATGCCGTCGATGTTACTCTAACGGTTCCGTCTGTTGGGCATTCGATGGTTAAATTATTTGCCGCTCCCGTCGATCCAGTTCTGCTCACTGTCAAGATGCTTGTTGTCAATACTGGTAATCCGGTTATATCTTTCGTAGCTGATGCGCTAAAAGAAGATTGCCCATAAGTAACATCTCGACCAAGATTGAATTTTCCAAGAGTGCTTGGATATACACCACTAGCACCCCAGTTAGCTTTTGTAATAGCAGTGGTATTCTGAGTAACATCTAAATCAATTTTTAGGTCTGTTCCAATTGCATCCGTTCTTTTGCCCCAGTACAAGCCAAGAGCAAATCCTCTGACAATTCCGTCAATAGTCAAATCCGTGACATTGCCCTGCATAAGAATTCCTGAATTATTGGTCGGAGTAGATGCAGTTGAGACAATTGTATTTCCAGACAAACTACCGCCAACCATTGCGTGATTGTTGGCAAGGATAACCCCAGCCGTATCTATGTCGATTCCATAACAGTCAGTAGAATTATACTGGTCGTTTTTAATCTCAATATAATTGTTATCAATTTTACTTTCAAAGATATCAAGAATTCTAATACCACCAAGATTAGTGTTGAGAATTGTATTGTTACTACAGACGATGCCATAGCTTCTGCTAAAAGCCATACCTAAATCTCTTGCGCCGTACAAACAATTACCAGACACCGTAACATTTTTAGCATTATAAACTGCTATGTATGCTTGAGCTTCAGGAACATAAGGAGAATCTGCAATTTGCTCGTCAAAAACATTTCCAATAATAGAAACATTTTTAATTGAGTTATAGGTCAATGGGTCAGAGCTAGGAATGTATGCGGTTACTGATCCATGACACTGGTCAAATGTATTGTTGGCAATCGTAACATTGGTGATTGTTTCGGTAATAACATTAGGCTCTAAATCAATTGGCCCAGGCATATCGGTTTTAGTCATTTTATAAAAATGATTCCCAATGATCCTGATTTGATTGCCTGTTACTACGCTAATTCCATTTCGGTTAATGTTATTGCCACTAAAACGACAATTCGATATATCAATATCATAAGGAAGCACACTTGATGCTTGGCCGCCATAGCTCCAACTTACATAAATACAGTCCCCTTCTGGATTCTTAAAGTGTACGTTTTCAACAACCATGTTTTTTGCTGATACAGCAACAAGAGTCATAATAGACTCGCTCCATTCTGCGGGATCAGTAAAGTTTTGATCTAAACAAATATCTTTAAAAGATACGTTGTCTACTGAAACACTTGTCGGGGACACCTCTGTGCCAAGAGTAATGTTTGGGAAAAACATATTCGCATTGGTATTATTATCGAGCCTAATAACGGAGGCATCACCATCGCCATAAATAAAATTATTGCTGTTGTAGAGCAACCCCCCAGAAATTCTATATGTTCCTGCTGGAAAATAAACGGCATCCTGCGAATTTAGTGCGGCTTGTATTGGGTCTTTGCTATCAGAAACGCCAGTTGGATCTGCGCCAAAATCAAGAACATTCGCACTTGCTCCAGATATCATTCTCTGATGAACTTTGGTTAGCGCCATGATTAAATTCCTTTATGCTGTTTGATAAATGGCAGTAAAATAAAAATCGCCTGCGCCACTGGTTATGTCACTTACTAAGATAGTTCCGCTTGAATCATAAAAATATAGCGCAGAAACCCCAGTGTCATTAATCCAAGACTGAACAGGAGACGCTGTTGTTACGGCAGATGTAAATACACCGCTATTAATATAATAAGCCGTAGTTAACGGAACATCACCAGAAGCAAAAGGCAAGCCCTGTATATGGAATGTATTGCCAGCAGTCATACCTGTAGTGTCTATATTTACAAGAGCCGCAGTAACCATAATAAAGTTGCCAATTTTTGTATATGAGCCACTGCCTGTAGTGCTTGTAGTTCCTCCAGAAATTGCATCTGCCGCTGTCGGAGTCCAAGTACCCTCCTCGTAGTCCGAAAAAAGCTCGCTAGTGCCAGTGCCAGCGGTAGCAGAGAAGTCTATACCTGAGCCAGAATTGACAACAAGATTACCGCCGCCTAGCAAACTAACATCGCCAGAAGTTTCTAATATTCTAACTTTTTCATCGCCACCAATATAAAATCTATGAGTGCCATCAGCGGCCATCATCAAAGCTCTGACATTGTAACCAACAGAACCGCTGGTATCGTCGCTACTATCGGTAAAATTAATTTTTGGAGATGTGGATCTAATCTCCATTTCGTCACTTGGCGTATCTGTTCCAACACCTATTTTTCCAGTAACAACAAGATCACCGTCAACTTTAAGGTCAGAGTTAACATCAATGTCGCCATCAAAGGTTAATTCACCTTCAATAGTTACATCGTTAAATGTTGGATTGCGCCCAAATACCCCACCTAGTTGTTTAATTGTCATAGTTTAAGTACTCCATCTGTTAAATACGATGCGGCTTAAATCAGCAGCAGCAGAAGGTATGGCTGCAACAGTAAAGGTAGAGCCACTGAGACTTGATACCGTTGTCCAATGAGTAGTGCCATCATCAAGCAAAATGCCTACGATGTCCCCATTTGCAATGTTTCTTACATCAAGAACCGTCACGGATGTACCAGAAGAAGCTACAGCACCATCTAAATTAGTTTCATGAGAATACTCGCAGTAGGTTACTGCGCTTGCACTTACATCATAAATACAAGTCCCAACAGGAACGTACCCTTGCGTTGGTGCATTAGCTAGTGCTGGCATCTTGCTGCCCATAGAACTCAAGCCAAGATTGTGTAACACACCACTCATCTTATCAGAGTATATATAAATATCGGCAGACTCAAAAGTAGAAGCAGCATAGGAAACAAGAGCTACTTGAATATAAGCAACCTCAGACCGAAGAACAGACATAGGCCGAGAAATGCTTTCAGGGCTATTGTTTGCTGTAGTCGCATAACGTCCTTTGCCATCATTCAAGCCAAAGGATGTACCAGTAGCAGAAATATATTCTCCGCCGCCGCCTTTAGACGTTATTGTTTTCTTGTTTGAGTCGTACACATAAATCTGTCTACGCCATGTTGAGTCGGAACTGACTAAATCCATACCGAACACATCACCCAAAGAAACTGGGATTAGTGGTGTAGCAAGCACTGTATCAAAAGAAGTAGCAGATAACAGCTTTAGACCAGGAGTAATGTCTGAGCTAGTGATAACCTGAAACGATGGAGTGTTTCTACCCAAGGATGTCCAGTTACTGCCGTCTGACAAAACACCTGTGTCTGGATTGATCCCACAAATTGTTATCTTTTGAGAAGCTGCTGAAAAGTTGCTTCTTACAATGTTGTTCTGTCCATTATCTGTAATAGGAATTTCAGTTGAATAACCAGCCCTGGGATTGCCAACACCACTCCAACTAAACTCTACTACGTTATTGTAAGTATCAGAGCCAAAAGTAATCCCAGTAGAAGATGTAACACCCTCAAAACGAGCACCACTTATAAAGTTATGATAGGCACCTCCAAGGAATTGAATGTCTACGTCAGACCCCTCAAACGTATTGTCATAAAACTTGTTATGGTTATGACCATAGTTAGAGCCATCAATAGTTAGCTCCTTTAGGCGACCATTCCAAACACTGTTCTCGTTAGTCCAACCACCATTTACACCAGAAATTTCAAACTTGTAAACAATTTCAAGATTAATCTGGTTATAGGCATTAGAGCCATTTACACTAACATTACCATCTGCATACATCTGAACGTATTGACAACCAGCAATATGAATTGTAGCGCATTTACTGCCGTAGATTCTAAGTACAGGCCTTGTTATAGAGCCTCCACTAACCAGAGTAGAGCCATCATCTCTAACATCTCTAAACTTCCATGACTGCGTGTTTGTTTGAGCAAAACCACCGATCACCACGGGAATTTCTGAAATGTTAGTATCAACTAGAATGTTGCTTTCAAAGTTAATAAAATCAATCCCAGTAAAATCTACGGCTGCTGTAATATAAAACTCAAAACCAGCAGGAGCATACAAAGGCCCACTTACTGACCTTGCATGTGCAGCCGCAGCTTGTATAGCCGCAGTATCATCCGTTACCCCATCACCGACAGCGCCAAAGTCTTTGACCGATACTGACTCTTGCAGCTTAAGCTGGACATTCCTACCGTAAGTAGATCCCGCTTGAGTGAAGGATACTTGTGACGCAGTAGTGGAGCCTACTGGTAATACCTCAATGACCATGACCTCGATAGTGCTGAGATTAGGTGGGGCAACGGAGAATTGTACGACCGCGCCAGATACGTTATAGCCATCTTTCTGCTGGTACACACCGTCGATATAGACCTGAGTGTTGTTCTCGCCTCCAGGCTCCATGCCCAGAGTAAAATTAACCGTAGCCCCATCGCCAGTAAAGTTATAGTGATTCATGCCAGCAGCCGTGAATGCACCAGCTATGCTACCAGCTTCAGGATTACCCGTGGTATCGTTGAACTTGAGGTACTTGCCTAGACGAGTAGCCTTGTCAGGTATCGTCATGTCTATGCTAGTGGGATCAGTGTTAGGCGCTATCAGTACGCGGTCTAAATCACCACCATTCTGCTGGAGTGCTAGCCATAGTCGATCAAAGTCATTGTTTACATCTGCCGCTAGGAAATCACCAGCATTGGTGTAAGCAGTGAGACGCTCATACGCCATATCCCTATAGATTGTAAGGACATCACCAGCGGTTGCACCAGTGACCAGTGTGACATTACCACCAGTGTCTACGCCTACGCCACTAACTGCGTACTCGCCAGCACCAGCGCCTTGATTGATAAGCGTACCATTCTGTAGTACCTTAATGTCTCCGGCAGCAGCGATCTCGAACGTATATGGGAATACGGTCTGGCCGCTAGTAGCGGTATATTGGTCTCTCGGGGTACTGTCTAATACTGTCATAGATCACCTACTGCTTTTTCGATGGTATCGAAACCATTCCTTAATCCTGTTAAATTTTGACCTGGAATCAAACGCCTGACTGCTCTAGTATCTGATTCAGTCCAATCATCTTCACCAAGTCCTGCGTTTGCAACTCTAGCCACTAGATCAATTCCTTGGCCGAAAGTTGGCCCAGCAACTGCGTGTCCAATATTTCTTGAGGCAAATCTAGCAGCAGGAAGATCTACCCCTAATAACGGGCGCAATCCGAAATTGTTTGACGAAATCTTTTCCATTGTGTTATTGATCTCCATTATAGCACCCAAAGACCCAGATCTATCAATTCCTTCTATAACTAATCCCATTGGATCATCTGTGATTTCTCTGTTGGCATCCCATTGCTTAAACGAGTAAGACATCATTCCAAACGATGTAAGCATTAACAATCCCCCCATCGCGTTATGGTCTTGGCCCTGTAGTGCTGCAATTGTCATTCTTTGAGTGGATGCAAACATAAACGACCTGAATTGCATGACCGTCTTGCCCATTGGCGTAGACATAAACAGAGGCTTTTCTTGGCCTGGAACCACAATTACTCGATCAGATTCCTTCCTAAGTGCAGCGCCCCATATCTGCTCCAACTCTGGAACATCCCAATTACGCGCATTTGATAGCCAGACACCATCTACTTTCTCGGCATACGTTTCTAGCTGTTTAGCTATGTTCCTAGCATTGGCATCATCAATGCCCAATCTTGCTAGACGCTTATCGATCTTGCCTTTAAGCAGTCCATCGATTACGGAGTTCTGCATGGTTACTGCGTGAAGTTGTTTGACTCCAGCAGTCCAGTAATCCATCAGATTAATACGACCAAAATTATCGGTCATGCTTTGAACTCCACGCTCAAATGCCGTTCCTGCTTTTGTGTAATCTGCAATATCTGAAATGATCTGTGATCTACCTTTCATCAGCGCATCTACGCCAACGCCATATCTCTTGGCCTCTGCTGCTGCAACCTTGAAGTTTTTAAGGTTAGTCGCTAATGGCACTAATCCTTGCGAAAACGTTTTAGTAATCCCTTCAGCCATGAAGATTCTAGCAACATCAGGAACGGATGAGGCCACAACACCACCCATTAATCGCATGTAGTTTAAGTTTCTAGCAACCCTTCCAGCTCTATGGAATATATTTTCTGGGTCTTCCATAGCGTATACGCCACGGATTCTATCTCTCATGCCAGTGATGTCTTCTATATCGCTTTTTCTAGCACGTTCTAACCTAGCTCTTTCTTTGCTTGTCTTAGCGTTTTCTATTTGCTTGCTGTACCAGCTTTCAATCTCAGCTTTTTCGTTTGTCATTTCTATATCGTCAAACGCTCTTTTTAGTTCTATATCTGGAGCCATTTGTCGCAGATAGATACGACCTAAATCCTCGATATCGTTATCAAGAAAATCCTCTACCATGTTGTCTGGAATCTGAAATGTCCTAGCCCTTAGAGGGCCTCTTGCGGCAGTGCCATTTAGCTTGCCAGCAGAAGAACCTTCGCCAATCTTCCAATCATAAGGCAACCGTCCATCTGGAGAACCCTTGATTCTTTGAGCTATCTGTCTAGCAAGATCATCGTATTCCTGCTTTTCAATATCCATACCCTTCTTGTATTCTGCTCGATCTATGATCTTTTGCAGTCTAGTTTTTTCTGCACCAGTAGCTGTTGCTATCTCATCTTGTGCTTTTCTGGCTTGATCAAATAACCTTTGGTCTTCATCTTTTAGCCACTTGCTAACTACTGAAATAAATTCAGGAAACTTATCGTTAACTTTGTTTTTGTTCCATCTTCTGTTTAAGTACCCTACAGCAGTAGACACATCTACATCTTCAGGCAACAAACCTGCATCTATTGCTTCTTTCTTTAATGGCTCGTATAGCTCATCTCTCCATCCTTTAGCAGATAGATATACATAGTAATCGCCATTCTTAAAGACTCTTGTCCCATCTTGAGCGGTATCAAAAGTTTCATTCCGCATAGCCCTAGCAACAGCCTCGTTAAACTTAACCTTATTTAACTGGCCCCCTGCTTTTCTATAAGCTCTCCACTGGTCTAAATGATTTGATAGCGCAGTATTGTATCGCCCGTCCTTGATCTTGATTAATGATTCAACCGCTGTAATTCCACCTCTATCCATTGCGATAGGGTTCTCAGCTAATCTATTGGCTATACTTCTTACGATGGGATTTAGGCTAGTGATTGTCCTAGACAATGGGTCAAAACTTAATGCTTTGACAAGAAACTTTCCTACCTTCCCTGTTACTTCTTCGCCGTTAGCAACCTGTGCAGCGCCTACACTTAGCTCATCTGCCGTAATCCCTTGCTCTACTGCTTGTTGCTGCAAACTTGGGGTCTGTCCAGGGCCAGCTATTGCAACCTCTTGAGCCTCGTTTTCTTTTAGAATGGCGTTTAATCTGCCTGTGTATTCTTTGGGAACTACACCCTGCTCCACCCTAGATAGATTTGCCTCCGCTGCTTTGGCTGCATCATCAGCTTTTAACCGCTGATTAACAATCGACAACTGATCCTGAAATGATTTTCGTTCTTGATCTGCTAAACTTTCCCCTGCTTCTGCGGCATCTTTTTTTGCCTTTCTAGCAGAAACGCCTTTTATGGGTGAGACAGTTTCTGGAATAGCCTCAACGCTATTAATCCGCTGCTTCAATGCTCTTTGTTCTGCAAGCAATGCTTTACGTTCACCGCGAGTCAGTTTATTGCCAGCTAACGGAAGTAGTTCCAACCGCAATTCATCTAAAAAGGATGTTCGTATTGTGGCCTCATCAAACTTAGGCTGGCTCAAAATAACAGAATCTTCTCCTGCCAGAATCCTTGGCTCAACATCCATTGAATTAGCAACTTCTTGTATCTGCTTTTCCGAAACATATTTAGATAGTTTGCCAACGCCAAAACCTATTGCGCCGCCTAAGAACGCGCCAGCACTTACATTGATTGCTGATTCGCCATACGTTCTTTCTAGCTGGGTGGAGTGTAAGGCCGCTTCTTGAACAGCCGTTGATGCTGCCGTGACGCTTCCAGTAACCGCTGCTGAAGACAACACTGATCTGCCAGTTTTGTATGTTCTAGCTACCGCACCACCAATAGGAATGTAGTTAATTGGATCTGCCAAGCCAGCGCCAAGCCCAAAGACTACAGATAAAGCGCCACCATCAGCGATAATCTGACGATCTTTACGCTCCCTAGCTTGCTGTCTTCGTACAGCATTAATCTCATCAACAGAGTCAGCTAAAGAGGCATTGACGACAAACTGCTGGTCTAGCTGTTCTTCTGGAGTAAAGTAGTCATAAGGATTAAATGATCTATCATCAGCTTGATCTGGCAAACCAGATTCTTGAGCTAACAAAGAACCGATAGTATTTTCCGTTCTGAATACAGCAGCCGCCAAATCAGCAGTTTTATAGTCTGATTCTACATTAGTAGGAATGTATTTCTCTACATTCGGGGCTTGATCTGAAGGTCTAATAAACGGCACTATTTATCCTAAATTGGCTGCATAAATTGTCGACTAATTTGCTGCTCTTCTTTTGTCATTCTACCCTCTCTTCTAGCTTGAGATAATTCCATCAACCTTTGAGATTCTTTTTCTTTTTCAGCCTCAACATCAGGCTTAAAATACAAATTCCCCTGCTCGTCTTGTATAGGAATTAATTCTCCATTTTGATCTCTGACCACAACTAAATACTCAGGCTTGCCGCCTGTTGCAGTTTTGGCGGTATGATCATCAGAAAGCATAAATATATCTTTCATCTTGATCGGAGTTCCGAAAACAAAATTCTTTTGCACATCTGCATATATTTGTTCTTTGATGTAAGCCGTACTGCCATTCACAACGTAATCACTAAACTGGTCTGGAGCATACTGCATGTAACCAAACTCAGGGGATAACGACCAGATTTTAGATATACCATTCTTTGCATTTTCTTCAGCTTGACTAGCTGTCATGCCAGATATGTATCCTGTTTCAAACAACACTTGCATTTGTCGTGTTGCTTTAGCGGTGCTAGTAGGGTTCATTGCGCCTAACGTGTCTATCGTCCATGACTCGTAATTTTCTGCAAATTTCTCTGCTTTAATTGCAGCTTCCCTAGAGATTCGCAATTCGCTATTGTTTGGATCTGTTATTTTTCTAGCCTCTATTGCGGCTTCCCTAGTTGTCATAACATCTGCTAACTGAGCAAATCTCATCAACATAGCTTTATCTTGATCTGAAGCAAATCGCCCAAACATTCCTGGTATTTGCTCAACTTTATCCAACAGCTCTATAGCTTGCTGGACATCATTGATGTCTGATGAATTAAGTTTTGCATCAAACTCATTTTTGATAGCCGTAGGTATCTGTCTAGTTGACGAAATTAATTCTACCTGCATATCTACTTTATTCGGGCTTTCGTTAAACATATCTATGTTTGCATCATAGAACGTGTTGACATCTCCTTGGCTAGCAAACACATCTCTGTTGCCTCCAAGCATTTCGGAAACCCTAGATATTGATTGCGCTTTTGCAGTTATTGTTTCGTCTTGACTATATGTAGCGTTGTATATTTGCGTTCTTTGAGCGCCAGTAATAACGCCATTCTCAAACATCGAATCTGCTTGCTGCCTACTTTCGCTAGATGACTGCAAATTATTAGATGCCGCAATTTGTAGATTAGAAAACGCCAACGCATTAGCTTTCTTATTAGCCGCAACATCCCCGCTAATCTGTGCCTCAAACTCTGCAATCTCTCCTCTGATACTAGCCTCTATACGCTCCAAAGACTCAGGGGTTTGGTTTGGAAAGTCTGTTTCTCTGAAAGTTTCTAATGCTTGCCTAGCCCTTTGCAGATTAGTCTCATCGTCATTTGCGGGATCAAAGATAAGATCTTTAATTCTTTTGACCTGTCTCTGAGTTTCAATTCTTTCAGATGTTTTTTCCCTGTAGATTGCCGCTTCTTCTGAGCTTATATCTTCAGTTGTAAGTAATGAATCAATAATGACATCACGCTCAAGTATTGCGGATGTTGCTCCTTCTTCATCGCCTTCTGCCATTCTCTTGGCGGCTTCATTTGACAGAGTAGATAGTCTGCCTAGTTGATTATTTTTAGCAGTAATCCGGTTTTGTTGTACTTCATTTTTGAATACTTGGGTTTCTGCTCTTGTCACATAATCGCTAACAGTAGCGTCAACTACATCTCGATATTCGTCACCAACACCTTGCAGTAATCCCTGCGTAAACTGACGAACATTGGTTTGAAATGCTTGTACATCATCTGGATATTGGGCAGCTATCCGCTCTATTCCATTCTTAGCGTCCTCTGATACGCTAGTAAGAAATGACGATTTCATTGCCGTATTGTAAGCCTGGGCCTCAATAGACATCGATGCTAGAAAACCTTTCTTGGTTTCTGCTGGCGTTCCTGCTTCTGCCGCTTCTCGACCAGCCTTCTCGCCTTTCTCAGCGCCTATCTTCTCAGCACGTTTTGCTCCTATCTCAAAAGCAATATCACCCACTTGATCTGCTAGACCAGCGAGTGCTTCAAACCTACGAGCAGCAGATTGATCTACTCCCGTTGGCCTGAACTCTCCGTAATATCCAATAGGTTTCTGGGCCATTACTTATCACCTTTAGGGGCGGTAGAACCTAATGACGCTACTTGTGCGCCAGTTTGCAACAATGTAGATGCGGCCTGTAAATATCCAGCTTTCTTTGCAGACTTAGCCTGTCTACGCAGTGCGGCTTGCTTTAACTTGTCCGACAAACTTATAGTAGCCTCACTCAGCCCCGCTTTCTTTGCGCTAGACAATGCAAGACTAGCTGGAGTGCCCTCTCCAGAAATACCAGACATAGCCTGACCTACTGCATTAGCGGCCAATGCCCTGTTCAATTCTTCTCGACGTTGCAGTTCTCTGCCTTGTGCTGCGATACGCTCTTCTTCAGCCTGACGCTCTAGCTCAATCTGCTGAGTCTTACCAGCAACATAAGAGGTTCTAGCTGAAACAGCACCAGCAGTAGCGGTTACCGCGATTGCAGTGATTACCCAACTCATACGGCCTCCAATATTTCATTTGCTATCTTGTCCACATCTGTCTCCTCGGTAACGTGGAACGTAGTCCATACCGTATCCGTAATTGCGTATATCACTCGCTTCATGCCTGGATGCGTCTGACCCATATATGGAGCCTTGATTTCTTCTCTGCCTTCATGTGTGACCGCTACACATTCACCTTCAGATACAGTGAATAGATGGTTGGTCTTGTGCAGCGCACCTACTAGACATACACCAGCAGGGATAAATAGCTCTCTAGCGTAAATACCATCAGCAAAATGATGCGTGACCTCTGTCTCAGCTTGAGGCATAGCCAGCATCACGTCTTGTGCTTTGTAGATATTACTCTGTAACGCTAGATTCACGATGATTCGACCTCATATTCAATCATCTGTATATGTACCGGAGTAGGATCGGGCGCAGTTATTGACGGCATTGCGTCCCTAGTCCAGCCTATTGTATTTAATACATCTTCTATTATGCCAGTTTTTGAGTTAGGAGAGGTATCTAGTGGTGAAACAGATGAATAACCGAACTCTCTAATCGGTACTGGTTGACCATCTACATAGTAACCATACGATTGATAGACCCTGATGTTCATGCGAACAATACGCTTGATACGCATCTGGTTCTCACCGCTACCTATATTGGTATTGAGCGGCATGCCTGTGACTTCTACAGGGAAGTTTAGCCCGACCTCTACGTTGGTGTAGCCTACTTCCTCTGATGTGAGTATTATCTTACTACCAACCACCGTCCTCTCTGGTAGCACAATGCCATCCGCTACGATCTGAACAGTTTCACCCTGCAAATGACCCAGACCAGTGATCTGTGTATCCGCTGGCGCTGGATTGAAGATAATAGAATCATCCATCAGGTGATCGAATGACCACTTTTCTATGTGATACTCGACATTCCCCGCGATAGTTCTCTTGTCGATCATGTATAGCTCATCATCTACCACGGTTGCGTTAGTGATAAAGCCAGAATTAGCGGATATCCACTGAGTAAACCCGTTGATGTCTTGGTCTCGTAGCGTATTTAGGATAGTGACCGAACCATCTGCGTTGGGTATAAACAGCCAGTTAGCATCCTCGCTAGTCGTACCCGATAGCATTGCCATGTCAGTAGGTTGCTTGATCAGGTGAGACGAGAGTACAGATCTATCGTGCGTGACGTAAGCATCTTCATTGAATGAGTAGACAAAATCATAGATCGTCTTGCCGTTTCTATCGACGAATATAGTAGAACCGTCTACATCCACTACCTCGATGTAGGATGCGCCGTGATTAGTCTGTGGCGTAATCCCTACAGATGAAGGCGTAACAGGCGTACTGGTCACTGAGAACTCTGCACCAGACGTAAATACTTGCAGGTTCCGGCCTGGATAAACATCAATGATCTCGTTCAGCTTGCGAGAGGATATTGTGGCAAAGATACCTTCATCGTCATCACCATCGTCAATCTCATAGTCGAAGAATGATCCAGACTTGGAGAAGAATATAGATGCGGTCTTAGACTTAGTGCCGCCTAAAACTAATCGACCCTCGAAGAAGCATCCGGTCTTTGGGTATCCGCGATTAGCAGACCAGACCGCTTCCTTTCTAGGTGATCCGTTAGCCAGCTTTGTAATGGTAATAGGTTTAGCTGTACCGCTAGTAGGGAATGCGCTATATAGCTCAAAGTCTTTAGCAGACTCTCCCGACACTGAGATGCTGTATGTTCTTGTGCCCGTCCTAGTGACCGTTACACCAGTTTCACCGTATACAGGCATGTCTTGCAGATTTCTCTGCATGTTGAATACGGTAGAGCTTTGCTGATCCGCAGTCGCATCACCCGCATAGGTAATGTTTTTAGACAATACGCCTTCAACATCTATCTGGTACTGATCACCAGATACGAATCCAGTATGGAAGTTAATACTCTGCACATCAGCAACAGGCGTAGGACTCAGATCATCATCAAAGTCATAGGTAGGAACATTAGTAAATGGCACCTCATCCAAGAACCAATCCGTATCTGTGCCTAGATTAATCAGTCTCTGTGATGGTACGTCCTCATGAAAGAACAGCATCACGCTTTCTGTCTGCGTATCTCGTACAGTAGAGACCTGTGCAGCGGTAAACGGAACCCGTACATCTGCGACATGGGTGCCTGGATTCTTAAATATACGGACGTTGTTATCTGTGATCGACAGTAGATAGTTTCGGTCTGTAGTGACACTAAAATCTACTAGCTTGGACTCTGACGGTACACCCGCTGTAGTTGTCTGGGTGATTAGATTGAACTCAGCCAGTGTCACTGTGGCAGCGCCCAGATCAGTTGCGCCAACTCTAGCTAACCTTACCCACCTTTCTGCTGAACCGATAGCGATTCTAAAGTTTTGCGGGTTAGTTCCTATGAGTGGAACAGTGCCGACCGTAGTCCATGACAATCCATCAGGAGAATCCTGTATAACGAATTCACTAGACGATCCAGCAGACAAACTAATCTGCCGCAGATCTGCAAATACTGCCGTAGTCTTTAATACAGGAGAAGCAGTACGATCATAGTAAGCAACAACGTATGGATTTGTTGTGCCTATCGCTGCCGTAGTAGATGAAGTAGTCGCGTCATCGCCATCATTAATGACCGATCCAGTGCCACCACTAGGCATAGCTGGGTTCTGTGCTGTGAGTCGCTCTAGCTTATTCAGCACCGTGTCAATATGTTGGGTGCCAGGTCTTCTCTTAACGCCACCTTGAGGAACCAATACCACATTCTTAGCGGTCTGCAATCCTTGGTAATACTGATTGATGTCAGTACGGCCACGCAGTAAAGGTGATAACTCGCCGCTAACGAAGTTATTCTGGAGAAATCGTGACTTAGCCACTAGTACCTCACATTAACAAATGGGTTACTTGTAATGGGAGTTATTGGGTATTGTTGCGAGTCAGTGTATCGAGCCATCCTAGAAGCATTAACATACTCGGCAGACATCTCAACTCTGGACGCAGAGCTATCCCTGATGCTAGTAGCAAAGTCTTTAGCCAGTGCGTACTCGATCATCTTGGAGAAATAAAAAGGCCAATTAGCTTCAGGAACATCATAAATATAGTCGCAATAAAGCGGCCCAGTATTATTGGTATACACTTTGTTGCCATATATCTGATAGTTAACACTAGGATACAACTTGATGAGGAACAAAATATCAGCGGGTAGCTGGTAGATTGATTGCCATTCTTGATCGACAGGCGTATCAGTAGTGAGTGCTAGTTGAGCCTTGGCCCTAGCGAACCCCCACCGATGCTTGGTCAGTTCATTCTTGACTATACTATCGTACAGGGCATTAGCAACTTGTTGCGCTCGTGAGTTACCGATCAGTGAATTAATTGGCGTATCGCCTATTAAGACTAACGCAGCACTAACTAAATCAATTTTAGTTGCCATATCATTACTCTGAAGAAAGGGGGCCCGTAGACCCCCAAATTACTTATGCTGTAACCGTAGTACCAGCCGCCGCAGTAATGCTTGTCGCAGTACGTGCTTTGATATAAGTAATAGTTACTACTGGAGTAGCAGGAGTGCTTGTATCCTTGCAGATAATAAGATCTCCAAGAGATAACTCGCTGATAGCCGCAAGAAAATAATCTGCGTTATCAACATCAGTTTTGGCATCAGTAGAAGTATACTGCCAAGTGCTTCCACCTGTTCCTGAACCGCCAATGCGGCATAAACCTGATCTTGCAAAAGCCATGATGGATCTCCTTATGCAGTTTTGTCGTATTGAACTTTAACCAGACCACCCTCGTCGCGAACGACAGAGCCACCCTTCAACATACCATTGCTTAACCAAGAAGTACGTTCAGGAATCCAGTTGATTTCAGTTTTCATGTCAATGCCGACAGCTAAACCAACAGCAGGACGCTGATAGAACCAAGAGTCAACAATGTTGCCAGCTTCAGTCAATCCACCTTCAACGCGAGTTTCGATAACGATAAAGTTAAACCCTACAAGAGTGTTTACTTCACCAGAAACAAGTGCCTTGATAGCCTGATAGTCAGCAGAAGTTGCCTTCTCATCGTTCAAAAGTCCACCCAAACCCTCTGCTTCAATAGCAGCAAACAGTTCAGTGTTGGGTACACCTTGGTCACGCAGTTCAACTTGAGCCTGAATAACCTTAGCAATAGTAAGGTTGGCCGCTCCAGCAGGAACCGTAGTGGTCAGCGGAGTAGAGGCATCCATAGCATCGATAACTAGCTGGTCACAACGACGACCCAAAGCGCCAGCAATAGTCATTGCCAGTTCTTGTTTCTCATCGAAGTTAACATCAGCTTGGTCAAAGATGTCAGTGTACTCAGGTGCGTTCCAGTTCGACAAGGTTGCCGTCTTGAACTCATGAGACACATCCATTGGAGTGACGAGGTCAGAAGTTGATTTTTGGTTAGCAAGGCCCTTGCCTTGACGACGAAACTTGTAAGTATCACCTACAACGTTATTTCGGACAGTCACGGAATTCTTCAGCAAGCCCATACCTTGGTAGGCATGTTTCACCATGCTGTCAAACTCTGTTACTGCTACAGCAGATAAAGTTTTAGACATTTGTCTATTCCTCAAATTATCAAATAATTTAACGCTAATGTTTCACATGAAACACTCGCATGTTATGAGGTTTTGACTGAGTGCCCGACAGATCGGTCAGTCTACAACCCAAATCTGTCAGGCCCAAGATGGGGTATCTGACTCAGACATAATAACATTTAGTTATACAAAAGCAAACTATCCAAACTGTTGAGCGTATGGTTTATCACCACCAAACTCTTTCATCATGCTCTGGATTTTTTTCTCATGGTTTGCGTCTACCGACCTAAGCAGATTGCCATGCTCGTCCTTGCGGAACATCTCAGCTTCTATATCGGCCCACGTCATGCCTCCAGGCTGGATATGCCCATCAATAGGCAGCTTGGCCGGAGCAGTAGCATTGATTAACGCTTCTACTAGCTCGACTGACTCCGCACTATTGACTGCATAGCGTAGACGTTCATAGGTATCGCTATCGAGACTGTTCTTCATAAACTGCTCGACGGTCTTGATTCGGTCTACCCCGTTGTCCCCTAGCTTGGCAATCTCGGCTTCAGCAGAAACCTCTTCTACTGCCTCTGATTGTGCAGATAAAAGCTCCCATGCTTTATTAAAGTAGTCCTGAGACATGTTAGATTCATTTGCAAAACCGACTAGCTCTTGCATCAACTCGTCTTCTTGGTCGATACCTTCAGGCATGGAGTATCCATCTTTAGGTGCGCCCTTGAATGCGCCAAACTTTTTGGATAACTCGTTGTATGCAGCAGCTTGGTCTGAAACTGATTTATACTTCTCTGACAAGTACCACTCTGGCCTATCACCAGTACCCTTGATCCCATCGGTTAAGAAGTATTCACCTTCGCCTAGTTGCGGTTCAGCGGCATCTACCAGGCTAACTGGTTCTTCTGAAGTATCGCTCTCTATGGCTTGTTCGCTCATGTTTATCTCCACGGATATTGAATGACAGCCCGTCTAGGACTGACCGCTTGATGTTTCAAACGGATTTCCTCAAGTCTTCTACCCCCATTGATGAGGGATAGGTCGTTGATATCTACCCAATCCAGATGCCTGTCTTGTTTGTAGCATCGGAATGCTCGGAATTTATGGAGATACTCAAACTTATCGAATCCATATTGTTCCGCTAGGCTATTTAGCCATTCAAATTTGAATTTCTTTTCGGTCAGATAGGCTTTCTCATCACAGACAATTTCGGCCTTCTTCTTTTTCTTCTCAGTCATAGTTTCTCCGCTTGCTGGATTTGATGAACAATGTATCGCATGACACCAGCCTCACCATTGTGGTAAGCCGATTCATAGTTGATGTTCTGTGCGGAAAGGGAAGTGTCGTTCTCTAGCAGGAATCGTTTGGTCATGTCCTCTATTACCTTTATGCCATCGTCTGATGCAAAGCAGCGATTGTAAGCCTTGGCTAACTCCGCTTGCCTTTCTCTAATCGCACCTTGGGCTTCCCTCGCCTGATCCTCGTTGACTTCTAAATCATCCCAACTCATTGCACCGCCTGTAATTGTGGGGTTTGTTCAGCTTCCATCTGCTTGGCCTCTGCTCCAGCTTGGATGATGCGCTCTTTCTCTGCGTCATCTCGTACTAGCTCGGAACTCATGCCCGTCTTCTCTGCTACCCAAGTACCAAAGTCTTCTATCTTAAACGCCATCTGTACCTGATCAGGCCCAGCAGTAGCCAGAACAAACTCTACCGCTTGTTGTACCGATAGAATGTCTTCGGAATCTTGCGCCCTTGCTAGTGGAGACGTGAATTTAACCTCGACATCTCTACCATCTAGCTCGATAGGGGTGATTAAACCTCTACGGATCAGGATAGATACTACGCGCTTGAGTACAGGGATCAGTACTTCGGTCTGTAACCGTCCGAATGCGGAGCCTATGCGCTTGGCTAGCTCTCTGGATTCGATAGCAATCTCTGTGGCAGTCCTTACTGGCCCTGCTGGATCACGCAAGTCGTTAAACATGGCGATCTTGATGGAGTTTTGTAGCTCTACGATCTCGAACTGGGCTAGTGACAGGCTTGATGCTGTGTCTAGTCGCTGTATAGACGGATTATTGGTGTTGTTAGAACCTACTGGAATAACAATACCTGGCGCTATAACCATATTGTAGGGGTTAGTGACCCCATCGTCGGTAGCAGTGTACATACCAGCGAGGTCTATAGCGGCCTTCTGCAATACAAACTCTTTCGCCTTGTTCAATGAGCGTACATCTGGCAGCGTTTGCATGGCTGGGCCTCTACCGCGCACCTCACCAGAGACTTTGGTGTACCGTCCAGTGACCCAAGGGGATGAATTACCGAAATCCTCTACCCATGAGAACCTTTCTTCCTGCTTAACCCATAGACAGCCATAGTATTTCTTGTCTTTCGGGTCATAGATCACACCTTCTGATACCTCTACCTCGGTATCTGGCTTGTTGTCTATCATGCTCTGGACATTAGACGATGGTTGAAAGCCCTTCCACATTCGTTCGAGTAGTCTGGCCTTAACCTTGAACCGTCTCCAGTGCGTTTCGATGGTACCGTATGGCCCTTCCTCAAAAGCAATGCCCCGTTGGGGTATGCAGTTAAAGACAATCGGCATTGAATCATCGTCGGTCTCATCAATCTTCAGCGTAGCAGTACCGACCAATAAATCTAGAGCGGCCTCATAGAACTGAGTACCGAAATTAGAGCGATTGATATAGTCGAATACAATCTCTGACTGCTTCTCTAGGTTCTCTCTGATCTGCTTCTCGGTGACGTTATAGTCTCCAGTCTCTAGCATGTTGAGAATCTCG